AGCTAATGCTACCGGGCGCGATTGGACAGTTTTGTATAACCACATTGTTAAATTTGGTTCAGACCGCATTATAGCTGGAGATTATTCCAGTTTTGACAAGGGAATGGAATCCGCTCTTGTTGCTGCTGCTTTTGATGTACTTTTGAGTATTGCGAAACATGTAGGTTTCAGCTCAGAAGACATTAATTTTATGTCAGCAGTTGCTACGGAGGTGATTTATCCTATCACTAATGTATCGGGTACCGTTGTCGAATTTTATGGCACTAACCCATCCGGGCATTCATTAACAACCATTGTCAATTCCGTAGTGAATTGTTTGTATATGATGTTATCGTGTAATGTAATTGCACGAGAGGATAGTTTAGATGTTAATTTTGATTATTTCTTTGAGGATTATATGTCGTTGCTAACTTATGGCGATGACAATATAGCGTCATCTAATGTTGATGCTTTTAATCATACACGAATTAGTTTTGTTTTAGGAACGAGTGGTGTTATTTACACTATGCCTGACAAACAATCAAAGTCGAAGAAGTTTAGTAATCTTTTTGAGGTAAGTTTTCTTAGACGTAATTTTGTCAGACGTGAGGACAAGTATATTCGTGCTCCTCTTGCTGAAGAATCAATTATTAAAATGTTGACAGTTTGCACTGTATCACGGTCAATTTCGAAAGAAGATCAGTGCGCCCAAATTGTAGATAGTGCTTGTAGAGAATACTTTCAATATGGTCAGAAGACTTTTGAAAAAAGAAGAAATTTCTTATCAAAGCTTTTAACTGACTACAATTTATGGGGTTATTTGACTTATACAGAACTTCCTACATACGATGAGATTAAGTTGATGTGCTACGGCGATATAGCTAATGCACAATCAGAAGTAGTGTCATACGTGGAGCCTGTTCCCAACAGAGGACCAATGCCAGGTGTTTTTGATCCCAGGTTTATGAAACCTGGTTTAATACCTTATGGACAGTCTTTTATTTTTATGGGTAATGCTTTTGTGGGAGTTTTGATGACTGTATATTTTTCTTATTTGTTTAAATATCGCAATGATTATTTTGATTTTTATAACCAGATTGTTTGGTACATGTGGTTTTTCCACTTTTATGTACTATTACAATTTACGGGTCAAATGATTCATTTGCGTAAAACAGGCAATATTTTTGGAGCAATACCAGAGGCAATTGCCCCTGATGAGTATTTTACTGATCGAGAGGGGTATATGATACGTCTTGAACATACTCGGAAGATTCATGGCTATGCTGAACCTTATGTGTCACCGGCACGCGGTTTAGCTGAAGCTCAATCTGAGATGATTCCAAATAATTTAGTACGTGCACAGTCAGCACCAGAACTTCATGACGATGAT